TATGTAAAAAATGGGACTTTGCCAGTTGATTATTTTTATATAAGTGAAATAAATTCAGCATCATCGGAACTTTCTGGATATAAAACACAAAAGCCGTTAAAAATGTTATCAAAATTAATAAAAGCAAGTTCAAATGAAAATGATGTAATTGCAGATTTTTTCAACGGCTCTGGTTCGTTTGTTGTTGCAGGAAAAAAACTAAATAGAAATATTATTGCTTGCGATATTAATTCAAAAGCAATAGAAATTACAAAACAAAGATTAAGCGATGCTACGGACTTGTTTAATTATGCTTAACGGTGAGTATAAGATTAGTTGCGTATTTAAAACAACTGAACTTACTTACCGATAAACTTAAATAAAAAGAATTAAATTATTAATAACCAACAATGTAGCAATTAATTTTATACATTGTTATAAACTTTTAAAATTATGGCTAAAAATCCATTTAATACAGCAAAGAAAAAAGCAAAAGTTCAAGAAGAATTTAAGGCATATCAAGTAATATGGGAATGCAACAAAGGACATAAAAACTTTCAAACGATAATAGGCAAAATAGGAACTCAACACGATGTATGTCTTAAATGTGGACAACATTATGAATATGTTGTTGAATAATTTTTATTGTTTATAACGTGGATATTTGCGTAACGAAAATTTTTGCAACTCGAAATAAATTTGGAAAATTAAAAAAATATATATATATTTGTAAAAATATTGCGAAGTTGATAATTTTTAGCAAAAATGCTTAAAGATAACGCAATCAATAGAGTTAATGATTATTTAAAGAAATGAAACTAAGGCAATTACTAAAATTAACTGCAAAAGAGTTAAAAGAAAAAGAATTTGATAAAGTCATTGTAACTTACATTGATAAATCTAAACGAATTTTTAGTATTGATGAGTTCGATATTTTTAAAAAAGGAATTATTGAAAATTTATTCAATAAAAACAAATGTAATATAAAATTTAAAAAGAAAACTTTACTCGAAAAATTAATACCAAAACATAATATTTGCTCAGAATGTAAAAAAAACACGCTCACAGTAAAAATGAAAGAAGGTGTTGTTGGTTGCAGAAATTGTGGAAATTTTCAACTTGATAATCAAAATATTAACAATTATGCAGGGAAATTACAAAGTTGAATATTACAAACATTACGGTTTAGATAAATGTGATGTTCTATTTTGTGGCATTTGCGGGCAGGTTTCAGTAAATTTACATCATATAGAATACGGAGCGGGCAAAAAGAATGACCATCACTCAAATTTATTGCCTATGTGTTATGAATGCCACGCTGGACATCACGAAAGAAATAAGCCCACAACCAAAGGAATAAAAAATGCAAAAGAAAATTACACTTTCTGAAAGTCAGTTACATAAACAAATATGTGATTATTTAAAGTTGCAATACCCGAAAGTGTTATTTAATACAGACTTATCAGGAGTCAAATTATCAATAGGGCAAGCAAAAAAAGCAAAACAATTAAGAAGTGGTAGAGGGTTTCCTGATATTGTAATTTATGATACTTCATTGGTCCAATCTAAAACTGGGGATGTAGATGTATTTTCTGCATTATTTTTGGAGGTAAAAAAAGAAACTCCTTTTAAAAAAGATGGTAATTTAAAGAAAAATGCACACTTAGAAGAACAATCAAAAATATTAGAACGGCTTAATAATAAAGGATATAAAGCCTTATTTGTTTGGACTTTTGATTATGCAAAAAGTGTGATTGATGATTATTTAAACAATTAAGGTCGTGTGTCCGACTGGTTAGGCAGCGGTTTGCAAGTCAGTGCAGGGTGGTTCGATTCCACTCACGACATCAAAATAAATCATTATTTCGCAATTAAATTTAATCATGTAAAAAAACAACTAACATACTCAAAATTACATCAATAGGAATAATATATACATTAGCAATTATTTTAGAAATAATATTAAAAATACCTCAAAATATAAAGGAAAATGCCAGCACCAAAAGGGAATAAATTCGCAATAGGAAATAAGGGGACGACAAAGATGTTTAAAAATATCGAAGTGCTACAGACTGCAATAGATAAATATTTCGAGAAGTGTGATAAAAACACAAAAGAAGTTTATATAAAGGCAAGCCAAACAAAAGAAACGATTAGTTACCCAATCCCTTACACCATTGAGGGTCTTTGCGAGGTTATGGAGTGCAGTCGTGATACTTTGTTGAATTACGAAAAAAAAACAGGTTACGAAGTCTATTTCGCTACAATAAAAAAAGCAAAAATGAGGATTCAGCGTAATAAGTTGGAACGTGGGCTATTAGGGGAGTCGAACCCCGCCCTTACAATTTTTGATTTAAAAAACAATCATAACTACAAAGATAAAACAGAAACAGACACAAATCTTAATTTTAAAAACAAAATAGAATTCGTGAACGTCTCAAAACAATTTCCTGACAAAGACTAATGTTACATTTTACTAGCACATATTATAAAATCCTGAATATTAAAAAAAAGATAAAAAATATTCAGGGCGGGCAGGGTGCTGGGAAGAATATTGCTATTTGCCAAATCTTATTAAAAAAAGCACTTGAAAAAAAAAGAGTTATTACTGTAATGACAGATACCTACGATAACTTAAAAGATGGTGCAATAAAAGATTTTAGAAACGTGTTTAAATGGGCGGGCATCCCTTTTAACTATAATAAGCAAAGTAAAGACCTACTAATTCAAGATTCAATAATTCAATTTCGATATATAAATGACATAAAAAGCGGTGCAGGAAAATCTAAGCGCCGCGATATTCTCTATATCAATGAGGCTAATAAAGTAGGGTGGGAAGTTGCATCTACATACATAGGGCGAACGCACGAAGATGTTTTTTTAGATTATAACCCCGACCTTGAATTTTGGGCTCACACCAAAGTCCCTTTACTTAAAGATAAAAATAATGTTTCATTAAGTGAACGTATAATTGTTACTTACATTGATAATGAGATGTTGCCACAGTCGGAGGTTGATTATATTCTCTCGCGAAAAAATAATAAAGACTGGTTTAGAGTCTATGGACTTGGCATCACAGGATTCTATTCTGAAAGGCAAATTTACACTTTTAATTTTATAGACAAAATCCCAGACGATGCAAAACGTATTCCTTCGGGAATGGACTTTGGAATAAGTCCCGACCCTACTATTTTAATAAATATATGGAAAAAGAAAAACAACCTATACATAGATGAGGTATTCTGCGAAAACAATTTAATGCCTGAAAAAATAAAAGGAGCTGAAAGAATGAGCGTTGTAGACAAACTTAAACAAGTTAAGCAAAAAAAAGGGCGATTAATTATAGGTGATTCTGCAAATAGAACTACCATACTTGACATGCGAAAGCATGACTATAATATTATTGGGGTAAAGAAAGGAAAGGTAATAGATGGAATAAACGATGTTAGAGGCTATAATTTATTTATAACCAAAAGGAGTAAAAACATGAAAAAAGGTTTTGAAAGTTGGTTTTTCAAAGTGGATAAGAATGGAAAGATAATCCCTGAACCTGATAGACATGAGCCTGATGGACTTGTTGCCCTTCGTTATGTTATAAGAATGAAACCTTATTGGTAGCAATATTGTTTTCGTAGTGGACGCATGAGACTAATATGTTATTAATGAGGTATTTAAAAATTGTCTAATTTTAGCTTATTTTATAATTTGTTTCACCATTCTTGGAGTTGAATACTACTATGACCTGTTTTATTACTGTCATAATAATCTTGTATTTTGTTCTAAATTTTCAAAGTAATGATTAATTTCGTTGTCTTCCAACATTTCCTTAAATTTTACTGTCCGTGCATACTGCTCCACTGTTTTCCATGCAATAAACTTATGTTTATCCGCAATTTCTTTGTATATGACAGTTCTCTCCCCGTGTTCAAAATCTCTATCTAAAAATTTAAGATATAAATCATATTTCCAGGCGATAGAAAATTTAGTTGATTCAGGAATGTGTTTTAATGTAAAATTAAGTTTATTTATCATTTCACAAATATAGGAAATGCTTTTAACAAATCAAAATAATATTCTTATAAAAAAAATACTTATTTTTGATAAAAATATTTTTTATGTTAAAAGGACTATTTAAAAAAAAAACTAATGTAAAAAATGAAGTAAAAAATGTTACAGCAACTTATGAAGATGCTAAAATGTTTTTAACTTCGTTAATTTCTCAATACTCAAGTGATTTTAACGTTGATTCAAAAAGAAACATTTTAAAAGCATATCGCGACATCTCTATTTTGAATACAGTAATCAAGCGAAGTGCAAAGGCGTTTGTTCGTGCAAACAAAGTTCTTTATAAAAATGATAAAATAGTTGAGGATGGACGCATCTATGATGTTTTGAAAAAGCCTCACTTTTTACAAAGTGAAAACGAATTTTGGGAAAGTGTTTATATTAATTACTCACTTTTTGGTCAGTCGTTTGTAAGAAGGAAAGATACTGTTGGAGTGGGTATAAAGTCGCTGTTGAGCGTTGCAACCGCTGATACTACGCCTGTTATAAAAGATGATATTAATTATCTGAGTACTACTGGTTTAAATGATATTATTGATTATTATTTAATTAACAATAGTAAAGGGACTTCTTATAAAGTAACAGATATTGAGAATATTTGGAACATGCAAGATGTTTCGCTATCAGTTGCAGACAATGGACTTGTTGCAAATGAAAATACATTATCGCCTATAAAAACAGAATTAGGACTTATTAAAACTATTGAAGACGTAAAACAAGAATTAATAGGCAATCATGGAGCAATTGGATTTTTATCACCAGACGGCAAAGGTGAGGCTGGAATTATTCCGTTAACTAAAAAAGATAAAAAGCAAATAACTACTGATTATTTTGAATCACACGGAATTACAAAAGGGAAAGATAAACTAATTATTTCAAATAAAGCAGTAAAATTCACATCAATTTCATTAAAGATTGCTGAATTACTCTTAACTGAAATGCAAGAAAAAGCGGAGTTATCAATAGTTAATAATTTTAGCTTCCCGACCTCTTTAATAACGGACAATGCGACTTACGAAAATAAAGATGCAGGAAATAAAGAGCTTTATGAAAATAAAATAATTCCTGAAAGTTCTAAAATATTAACTTCATTTAATGACTTCTTGAAGTTAGAGGAATTGAATATGAGTTATATATTTGATTATTCTCACATTTCATTTTTGCAAAAAGACGGAAAACAGCAATCTGAAAAAAATAATTTAGATACAGATAACATAATTAAATTAAATGAAAGTGTATCTAACAATATAATGTCAAGGAATAATGCTATTTATCAACTTAGTATACAAGGTTACTCAAATGAAGACGCAAACAATTTAATAAAATGACAAACAATTTATCATATAATTTAACTCGAAAAAAAAATACTCATTATGCTGTAAAAGGCGTAAATGATTTATCTTTAAAAGGCGTTGATTTATCTAAGAGAACTGTAAAAGGAATTTTGAATACATCTTATTGGATTGATTCTGACCTTGATATGATTATTCCTGGAGCTGTCTCAAAGAGTTTAAATGAAAACGGAGTTGGCAGTAATGGTAATGCTAAAATAAAGCATCAAATAGACCATTCGACAAAAGCTGCCGATACAATAGGGCGTTTTGATGTATTAGAAGAAACTGAAGTAGAAGGCAAACAGGTCCTATATTTTGAAAGTTTCCTCCCGGCAAGCTCAAATGACCATCTAATAAAATATCAAGAAGGTTTATACGACCAACACTCAATAGGGTTCAGATATATAAAATTAGAAGTAGCCGAAAAAGACAGCAGTAGTCAAGATTATTTAAAAAATTGGGAAATTTATTACCCTTTAGCATTGAATCCTGAAGTTGCTGATAAATACGGCTATTTTTATGTAGTTAAAGAATATCAATTATTTGAGGGTAGCGTGGTTACATTCGGAGCAAATTCGCTCACTGCATATTTAGGAGTAAAGTCAAAAGACAAAGAAATTTATCTAACTGACTTATTCAATAGATTAGACTTTTTAAAAAGGCTGAAAAACAATGAATATAATTTAGAAATAAGACAATTAAAGCAAATAATAAGTGAATTAGTAGGGAAAGAGCCGTCAATTAAAGAGACTTTTTGCAATAAAGAGCCCTCTTTAGATAACACTCCAAATACTTTTTTACAAACTTTTTTACAAGAACTAAAAAAATAATAAAAATGGATAAAAATAAAGAACTCGTAGCAGAAATAATCGAAGAAATCACTGCTAAATTTGATACGCAAATAACAGAGGTTACAACTGAAAGTGGCGAAAAAATCAAAAAAGTAAAACAGGACTTTGAGACTGTAAACGAAAAATTAGAAAAATTAACAGGTGATGTCGAAAGCTTAACCGAAATTAAAAATGCTATTGCCAAGTTAAACGAAACAATAGAAAAACAAGGCGATGCTATTTCTGGTTTATCTGTCAAAATGGTAGATAACAAAGAAATACAGGAAGATGATTTTTCAAAATCAATAAGACAAGCTCTTGTTGGTGCAGGTTTTAACTTTAAAAAAGATGCAGAAGGCAAAGAAATTGTTCAAAAAGGGTCTGCGTCAATTAGAGACATTACAAGAAACAACCCAGTTGAGGTAAAAGCAGCACACGTTATGGGAGGAGGTGATGTTACTGGGAATGCCGTCCCTTTGGATTTTGCGACAATGGGGACAGACATTATCCCTGCAAGTACAAATGACCACATCACTGACTTTTTTCTTACAAAAACAACATCTGAGACTAAAACAATGACTCTTTTAATTGAGTATAAC